TATGAGGCTTTAGATAAACAACTATTAGATCAGAAATATTACACAGGATATTTTCCAATTTATCATCGTGGTGAAGGGACTGTACATGACACAAAATTAGTTTCTGACTGGGAGTCTATTTTCTTAAAGAATAGTATTAAAGTAGCTAGAAAATTTAATAAAGAATGGAATGGAAAAAAACATATGAATCATAAAAGAGTTGGAGTTATTACACCAGTATACAATGATATCGAACATATCTTTAATGCTATAGATTCGGTTAAATCACAAACATATGGGAATGTTATTCATTACATTTATGATGATGGTTCTGCTGATAATCTGAAAGACGCTTTAAAAGATCTGTGTTCTGAAGATTTAAATGTGGTTTATGTCAGATCAGATGAAAATAAAGGTCAATCACATGGAAGAAATATTTTAATCAATATGGCTATAAATGACGGCTGTGAATTTATTGCTTTACTCGATTCTGACGACACTTGGTATCCTAATCATTTGAAAAATTCTATTGAGGGTATGATAGATTGTGATATCGTATATTCTAGTCCGGAATTTCATAATGATAAAATGGAAAAGGTTGTTCCAGTAAATTTCTCTGTTCCTCATGTTTTTATAGGTAAACAATTACTTTATAAAAATTTCATATGGACGCCTTCTATCGTTTTGAAGTCATCATGTTTCCATAAAAATCTATTTGATAGCGAATTAGATAGTGTAGAAGATTGGGATATGTGGATTAGATTGTGGCAGCAGGAATATATTTTTAAAAAATTACCAGAAACCACAAGTAGATATTTGGTAAGAGAATCAAGCCAAGCGTCTAAGGGTCAACAAAAAATGGATTTGTTGAAGCGCAAACACAATCTTTTACCAAAACTGATGTTGAATTTAGCGTGTGGTCATGATTATGGAGAAGAGTATATTAACGTCGATTTATATGCTCCAGAAGATGCTAAATGTGATGTTAGATATGATGTGCAGAAATTACCCTATGATGATAATTCTATAGACCAAATCAAAGCATTTCATATCATTGAACATTTCCACTTTTTCGAAATACAAGAAGTCCTGAAAGAATGGCATAGAGTATTAAAGCCCGGTGGAGTCCTTTATCTTGAAACTCCTGATTTTTTGGAAACTTGTCGTTCATTTGTGGAAGGAATCCCTCATATGGATATTGAGCAATGGAGAATTATGTTATATGGACATTTTTTTGCTCATGCTTGGATTCCGGGTCAAACCCACAAGTTCTTATTTACTGAAACTCAATTAAGAGTTAATTTAGATTGGGCAGGATTTAAACAAGTAGTTAGAGTTAGACCCGCATCGAAATATGTGATGCCTGAAACATCCCATCTATTTTTGACGGTTAGAGCATATAAATGAATGTTCTTTGTTCTATATCGACAAGGGGTAGATATGAAACAACTCTACCTCTTGCCATTCAATCGGTTATAACACAAACTAAAAAACCGGATAAATTAGTTATATTTGATGACAATGACCATCCCATAGATTTAAGAGAAGTGCAGCATTATAATTATCTTTTTAAAATTCTCTTAGAGGTTGGTATTGATTGGGGATATATTTTTAGTGAAAAGAAAGGTCAACACTATAATCATCAGAAAGCTAATTTGATGGGATACGATTGGGTCTGGAGACTTGATGATGACACTATCGCAGAACCAAGAACTTTAGAAAATCTATTTAAGTACACTAAACTAGACAATATTGGAGCGGTTGGTGGGTCTGTTTTGACTCCTCCGTTTATCAAAGGTATTAATTCAACTGGAAAAATAGAAAATATTGAAGAACAAAATATTCAATGGGATTACATAAAAGAAAAGAAACAAGTAGATCATTTACATTGTTCTTTTTTGTATAGGGCTGGTGTGTATGACTACAATCTTGGTCTATCTAGAGTTGCCCATAGAGAAGAAACTATTTTTACTTTTGGTTTAAATCAGAAGGGATATAGAATTTTAGTTGTTCCAGATGCCGTCGTTTGGCATTTAAAAAATCAGTCTGGTGGAATAAGAGATGGTCAAAGAGAACTATTTGAACACGACGAACAGATTTTTAGAAATTTTGTTAAATATAAAGAAAATACAATTGTTATATTGAATAATGGAATGGGGGATCACGTTTGTTTTAAACCAGTATTAGAAAAAATAAGAAACCCTCTTGTGTTTTCTTGTTATCCCGAAATCATACCCGGACACAGTATAGCTGAAGCTCAACAACTATTTGGGGATATTCACCATTGGAATATCTATAAAAAAATGGATCAATGGAAATGGAAAAATTCAATCCAATCCGCTTTTGAAAAACTTTATTTAAGACATGACAATAATAATATCACCTTACGCTCAAAAACTTAGAAACGGCAAAACAAATCCAAAAAACTATCCTTATTGGAAAGAGCTTATTTCTGAAATAAAAGAACCAATAATTCAAGTTGGAGTTGAGGGGGAAGAACAGTTAGTAGACGATTTTAGAAAAAATCTTCCTTTAAACGAACTGAAATATTTGGTTTTAAATGAATGTAGGACATGGATTTCCGTTGATAGTTTCTTTCAACATTTTTGCTGGGATATAAAGAAATATGGAATTGTTATCTTCGGACAATCTGATCCTTTAATTTTTGGGCATCCCGAAAATAAGAATCTATTAAAGGACAGAAAATATCTCAGAAAAGAGCAGTTTTGGCTATGGGAACAATGTGATTATAACGCAGAAGCTTTTGTTTATCCTAAAGAAGTTTTACGATTATTATAAATAAACAATAAAAAGGAATTTTATTGGACTACGTTGAAGAATTTAAAAAGTATTGTTTAGAAAATAAATATTCTAAATGGTATTTTTCTATTATAAATTTTGCATTAAAAAGAAACTGGTCTAAAAGAGTTTCCTTTTATGTAGAAAAACATCATATTTTTCCAAAATCTATATTAAATAATAAAAAAACTGTTTGTTTAACACCCAAAGAGCATTACATTTGTCATTTACTATTACCAAAAATGTTAAAAAAATCAGAAGATAAAATAAAAATGGTACATGCATTGTGGAAATTATCTAATCATATGAAAGATGCTAGGAATATAAAAATAAATTCTTCGATCTATAAAAAATTAAAAGAAAATATTTCAAAAATAATGTCTGAAAAAAATAAAAATTTCAACAATCCCCAATACAATTTAACTGGAGATAAACATCCAGCTTTTGGTTATAGGCATACTGAAAATCATAAAGAATATATGTCAAAATTATTTTCTGGAAAAAACAATCCGATGTATGGGAAAAAATTTCCAAAACATATTATTGATAAGAAAAGTAAAAATTATACATTTTTATATAATGATGAAAAAATTGAAATTTTTAATTTACGAAAATTTTGTAGAGAAAATAATTTGGATCAAGGAGCAATGATTAGGGTGAATAGCGGTAAACAAATAAAACATAAAGGTTATTTTAAATATGTCTAAAATATACACAAGAGAAGAGTTCAAAAAATATTGTTTAAGACGTTTAGGATGGCCTGTGATCGATATAAATGTAGATGATGACCAAGTTTCAGATAGAATAGACGATGCTTTAGCTTTCTTTCATGACTATCATTATGATGGAACAGAAAAGCTTTTCATGAAACATAGAATCACACAGGAAGACATTGATAGAAATTGGATATATTGCCCAGATGCTGTCATGTTTGTAACTGGGATTCTTCCGTTTGATGGTTCCAGTTCTTCGGTTAATATGTTCGATCTTCGATACCAATTGAGGCTTCATGACCTCTATGATTTTACTTCTGTATCTTATGTTTCATATGAAATAACCATGCAACACATAAGAACTCTTAATTTACTTTTTTCTGGAACGCCACAGTTCAGATTCAATAGAGTTCAGAATAAAATTTTCCTTGATATAGATTGGTCTAGAGATCTTAAAGTCGGTGAATATGTAATAGTTGAGTGTTATAGAGCGATGAAACCGGACTTGATAAATTTAACAGGAACAGTTTCAATCCAACAGGGCAATAAAACAATAATTGGAACCAATACTATATTTGATCAAGAGATTGTCGAGAATGATTTTGTGAATTTTGGTGAATATCCATTACAGGTAAGTAAAATTATATCTCCAACAGAAGCCGTACTCACCTATGCTCCTACTTTTACAAATTCATCAACAACAATGTCTATTACAGGAATTTCTGATGTTTGGAACAATAGATTCTTAAAGTCTTATGCCACAGCCAAAATAAAAATGCAATGGGGGAATAACCTGAAAAAATTCGGAGGAATTCAGCTTCCGGGTGGAGTAACTTTAAATGGTAAAGAGATTTATGATGAGGCTGTTGAAGAAATAGAATCCCTTGAACAGAGTACATATAATTCAACAAGTATGCCAAGTGAAATTTTCATAGGCTAATTTTTAGGAGTTTAAAATTAGTACAAATTTCTATTTCAATAATTTTCCTCTAAATCAGATAACCAGTGAACAACTTCTGGTTGAAGATTTGGTTATTGAAGCTATGCAAATTCATGGCATGGATGTTTATTATTTGCCAAGAAGTGTGAGAGCGAATAATGAGATAGATTATTTGTACGGTGAAGATACTTTGAAAGAATACAGAAAAGCACATTCTATTGAAATGTATCTAGAAAATGTTACTGGAATGGAAGGTGAAGGAGATTTCATTTCTAAATTCGGATTAGAAATCAGAGATGAAATAACATTTTTGGTGTCTAGAAGAAGATTTAAGTATACAACAAATATGGTTCGACCTTTAGAAGGAGATTTAGTTTTTGTTCCTTTATTAAATAATTTTTTTGAAATCTCTTTTGTAGAACATGAAAATAATCAAGCCATGTTTTATACATTAGGAAGAGGTCGTGGCGGGAACGTATATGTCTATGCTCTTAAACTAAAACAGTTTGTGTTTTCTAATGAAATTGTTAATACAGGCATAGAAATGGTTGATGAGCAAATTAGAGAGAACTATGCAAAAACTAGAATTAATCTTATGAACGGTTCAGGAAATTACGCTAATGGTGAAATAATATATCAAGGAAACTCTCTTGCTAATTCAACCGCACAAGCTATCGTTTATAATTTTGTCAATAAACCCAACACAAAATATGTGGACATAGTTAGAGTAAAAGGAGATTTTGTTTCTGGAAATGTTATTGGAGTCGAAACTGGAGCAACATATACTGCTAACATTACTACTATGTTGGCGGCTGATTTGTTAACTATGGACGATCCTCATGAAGATATTATGGACAATAATAGATTGGAAGTTGAATCTAGTCAAATACTTGATTGGACAGAACAGAATCCGTTTGGAGAGACTTAATGTTAGGTAATTCGCATTTTTATAATAGAACCATAAGAAAAGTCGTTGTTGCTTTTGGCACTCTATTCAATGACATTCTTTTGGTTCGTTATGATAAATCTAATAACTCTCAACTTCAATTTAGGGTTCCTTTGTCGTATGGCCCTAAAGAAAATT